TGCCTGTATGTGTATCTAAAGGGTATTTGTTAAGTCAAAAGAATGGCATTACAAGAATATTTAGTGATTACATTAAATCAAAAGATAAGCCTACATTTGACAATATTGGTAATACAACTATTATTCCAACAGCAGTGATTAAATCAATTAGGAAAATAAAAATATAAAAAACTTACTCAATCATGTCTAACAAAAATGGGGAAACTAGACTATGGCAGAAAGTAAAAAAAGGACTGACTGATTGCTTTCTTACCCGCATAGAATCTAGCACAATTAATGGTATTCCTGATATTCATGCTGTTACAGATTCACAGGTTTTTTGGATAGAACTCAAATCAGATTCATTAAGTTATCCTAAGCTAAATAAGTGGCAGATCGTATGGATTAACAAATATATTATGGCAGGTGGCAAAGTAATTATCTTGAAAGAGACCCTCTTGCAGAAGTCTCTTAAACTGTACAGACCGGTGTCCGTGTTCACTGATGCTCGTTCACTGATCCCGTTTGCCTCGTTCTCGTTCCCGTTACAATGGCCAACGGTCCAGCAGCGCATCCTTCAGGAGCTGGCCCTGCCTCCTGATGCAGCGTAGCTCTCGTTCTCGTTCCCTGGCCACTGAACTTTTCCCTCTTTGTTTGTTCAGTGGCCTGGGATCCAGCAGCAGGTGAAGCTGTCGTTTCTCGTTCTCGTTTATGGACAAACCTCGTTCTCGTTTACTGGCCACTGGTGACGTCCCCGCAGCGTGAGCTTCAGGGGGTACTGGGATCTCCTTCGGGAAAACTTCGTGGTTGACAGGTATCCCATGATGTCGTATGGTCAGACTAAACAAAGGAGAAACAATGGCAATAGATTTCGATGCCCTCGATCTCGTTCGAGGAGAGAACAAAGCTCGTTCCTACAGCAAGAGAGTAGATGAGCTCCAGCAGCAGGTGACTGACCTTCAGGAGCTGGTAACTCAGATGGTAAAAGAACTTCCTACGGAAAAGAAATGGTCGTTCGAAGAAAGATTAAAAAAAATCAAAGAAAGGCCTTGACAGGTATCCCATCGTATCTTATATGTACAGCTGGTCCCTGAAGGGTGTACTAATTCCGGACAGCTCAGGGACCTTAACCAAAGGAGAACTACATGAGCAAAGAAAAATCAATTCAAGAAACCGTCCCACACAATGACGTTGAAGAGGCCAACAAACCTGAACCAGGAAAAGTATACGCACTGACTGGTGGACCAGGCACGCGCTGCATTGCAAACGGAAATACATGGAAAGAGTCAGAGGTGAACGATGACTGATGAACTGAAAGAATGGTTTCTAATGCCAAGCATAAAGGAATGCCTCGCAGAGTACGAAAAGCAGGATATAGGATTAATTGCAGACATAGCTAAACACGGCTGTTCAGGAGGTGTCGCTGGTATCGTATACTACGATGAAACAACTTCGTTTCATGATCACCATCAGGAGGAGATCTGGCAGCTGGTCCAGGACCACGCGGATGCAGCTGGACTGAAGAACGGTGAGTTTCTACAGCATATATCTAAAGATCCAAGCTCGTTAAGGCATTTACTCAATGATCTCGTTTGGTGGGCGGTCGAAGTTCGGGCCCAGGAGCTGCATGAACTGGCACCTGCAGCTGGAGCTTCTACATGACCTTCGTTGTCGTTTGGCTGTGCCTTCTGTTTATGTTTCCCGGTTTCACATTAGCTGGCACTGGGATCCTGATGCTCTCGCTCGTTGGAATCTTGTGATGTCCTATCTCGGTCTCGTTTGTAGAGTTGCACCCCCCTGCGCAGAGAGTACTGCTGGAGTACAGGACTGGCGCTGGGAAGCTGATGGTAAAGCTCGGTGTCGTTTGAAGTAATGGATAACATCTGTGTTGGATTACTATGGAGCTCACCCCCCTGCGCGAACACCTGCTGGTAAAAAATTTGGTTTCTACTTTAGAATAATTCTAAAAGATAATTGTTGTATTAGGTAATGGGAGATGATAAGAGATAGTTGTGGTTGAGATATGTACATCGGCAAACGAAGATATCGCAACTCAACCACGCAAACAATTAAACAAGGAGAAAAAGTTATGGGACTAGATCAACACGCACACCTACGAGGTCAAAAGGTAGATTGGGACAAATACTATTCTGATGATCAAGAGGAACAATCAAAAGTTTTTGTGTGGAGAAAACACGCAAGACTTCAACAGTTCATGGCGAAGAAATGGGACGAACAAAACCAACACCATGAGCATGACGGAATGTTATCACATTTAGGTTTTAATTCTGATTGTGAAGCCCCTGTCTATATCACTCAAGAGGTTGCCAAAGAATTAGCCGAACAAATACAAGAGGGTTATAAAGATTATGTAGCTGAAGACGGATTTTTCTGGGGGCAACAGTTCCAAGAGGAAAGCGTGAAAGAGTACAAGGAACAAGATATCAAGTTCCTTAAATTTTGCGAACAAGCTATCAACGATAAAAAGGTCGTTGAATATTGGTGTAGTTGGTAATGGCTAAAGATAAAATTAACGAGGCGACTATTGTCGCCTCGTCTCGTTCTCGTGGTGGAAATAAGAAAGATAATAAAACTAAACAACAACAGGGGACGGCACGGGAAGAAAAAATAATATCAATAATAACTGATGAGGACACAAATGCTTTTAGTGGTTTTGCTAAATTTTTGGAACAACACTTTAATGAATATCTTAAAAAAGAAATTAAAAAAAAGTTAAATTAACTATTGAATAAGATTTGATAAGATATATAAGAATAGAGTATTTATAAAAATACATAACTTAACAAAGAGGTAAAAATGCAAAACGCAAAAAAGCTAAAGCAAGACGAAAAAAAAATAGTTCTTGCATATGCAACACTAAAGCTAAAAGCAAATAGACTTAACAAAGAGTTAGATAGCATGAAAGAGCATGTGGTTAATCTATTTGATAGAACAAACCAAAATCTAGTTATTGTTCAAGATGAGCATGGAAATAGTTTTGGATTGCAAAAGATTAACCGAGTTAGAAAATCTTTTGACAAAGATAAATTTAAATTAGCACATTTAGATTTATGGAATGAACACCAAAAGCAAATTGCTTATTGTGAGTATAAAGCTATTGGCGAGGTATCAAATGCCCAATAATGATTTGATTAATATTGCAAATGTATTGAGTGAGAAGTTAAACTCTAATGCACCTACTTCACTTGCTGACATGGTGGTGGACAATGGACAGAAAAAACAACTCAACTATGAAATAATGTTTCAGTTGCTAATGGGCGAGTGTGAAAAGCACATACTTGAGAACGTTGGCAACCCTGTTGTAGATGAGTTCAAAGACAATGTACTTAAAAAGTTTAGTACACTTGTTCAAGCGATACATAACAACGAATAACTAACCCATAACCAATGGCGTCTTAACTGACGCCATTGGTGTATCTATCCTATACCTTGCATAGCAAGGCTCATAATCAATCTTAAAATCGTTTTTAGTTTTTACAGCATCAGGTTTCGCGTTGCCTGGCTGGGTTTTTTGAGGCGAAAGGGTTTACAAAGTAGGATATACAAATATACTAGGGTCCCAAACGAGATGAAAATAGAAAACTTAACTGAAGACGAATTAAAAGATATTATTCTGAAAAAGCAGTTGGAGTGGATCAAGTTATGCCAGGATAATTTTTTAATTTTTGCAGAGTCTGTCTGGCAAGATTTTATATATCGTAAAACAAAGGACCCAAAGAACTATGGGCACCATCAAATTATTGCTGAAGCGTTTCAAGATATTGCAGATGGAGACGCAAAGAGGCTCGTGATCAATATGCCTCCACGTCATACTAAATCTGAATTTGCATCTTATTTATTCCCCGCTTGGTATATTGGAAAGTATCCAAAGAAAAAAATTATGCAGGTATCACACAACGCTGAACTTGCTTCAAGGTTCGGTAGCAAAGTTAGAAATTTAATGAACACCAAGGAGTATAAAGAAATATTTGGAAATGTTACATTGAGAGAAGACAGTAAAGCAAAAGGCAGGTGGGAAACCAATCATGGTGGTGAATACTTTGCAGCGGGTGTTGGCGGATCTATCACAGGTCGAGGGGCCGATTTGCTTATCATTGATGATCCACATACGGAACAAGATTCCTTGTCGGATACAGCTATGGAACGTGCTTACGAATGGTACAGTTCAGGACCCAGACAGCGTTTACAACCCGGTGGCCGTATTCTTGTAGTTATGACTCGTTGGGCTACTGACGATCTAACAGGAAGGTTGGTTAAAGCACAGAGTGGTACTAAAGCGGATCAATGGAAAGTAATTTCATTTCCTGCAATCATGCCTAACGATAAACCTGTATGGCCTGAGTATTGGAGTAAAGAAGATTTAGATTCTGTGAAAGCCTCAATCTCTACAAAAAATTGGAACGCACAATACATGCAGGACCCAACCTCAGAAGAGGGTGCAATTATAAAAAGGGAATGGTGGCAAGATTATAATAAGGAGCAACTTCCAAGATTGCTCCATGTGATACAATCCTATGATACTGCATTTTCTAAAAAAGAAACTGCCGACTATTCTGCCATCACCACTTGGGGTGTCTTTGAACCTGTAGAAGGTTATGAGAAAGCAATTATATTATTAGATGCTATGAAGGGTAGGTATGACTTTCCAGATTTAAAAAATGTTGCATTAGAGCAATATCATTACTGGGAACCGGAAACCGTAATTATTGAAGCTAAAGCTTCAGGACAACCGCTTATTCATGAGCTTAGACGTGCAGGAATTCCAGTAATTGATTATGTTCCAGCTAGAGGACGAGACAAGCATACTAGAATAAACAGTTGTGCTCCTGTATTTGAGTCTGGTATGGTGTGGGCACCTTTGGACGAACACTGGGCACAGGAAGTAATTGAGGAGTGTGCAGCGTTTCCTAATGGTCAGTATGATGACTATGTTGATTCTATGACCCAAGCTGTGTTAAGATATCGACAAGGTGGATTTGTTTCAACATATTCTGATGATTGGGATGATGAGCCAATGAAATTAGAAAAAGAGTATAAATATTATTAGGAGTTAACATGACTATAAAAGCTGGAAGCATGTACGATAAAAAATTAAAAAAACAAAGAGAGATGAGAAAAAAACATATGCTTACCGGTGGCCAAGCAAAGATTGCAGCCAAAGCTCCACCACCAAATGTTATTGATGAAAAAGATTTCGCTGTTCTTAGAGAAGAAAAGAAAAAAGTAAAACCAGTCAAAGCCGCGCTTGGTTTAGCTCTAGGAGTTTTAGGAGCAGCAGGTGCAAAAAAATTTATGAAAAAAAAATCAACAATGAAACCTGGTGTAACGAGTTCAAAAATGCCGATCAATCTTGTTGAAGAGTATAAGAAAGCAAAAGGTTTACAAAACGGTGGTGTAACAAAAGCAAATCTTGGTTTAATGTTTATGAAAAAAGCAAAAGACAAAGGTGCTAAAGGTATAGAATTTTTATCTCCACTTGCAATGCTTAAAAGAGTTTCTGGTAGAAAAATGGGTGGTGTAGCAAAATACAAAAGAGGAAGTGGTCTAGACCTTCCTGTTATTAGTTCAGTCAAACCTGGATCAAAAATTGGTAAAGGCAAAAAAACTTACTCATCTATGGAAGAGATGAGAAAAGCAAAAGGTTTTAAACCTGGAGAAACTCCATCTCAGTTTAACAAAAGAAAAATGGCTTTAGAAGCAGGTAAGAAAGCATTAAGAGCATCTACTGTTGGTAAAATAGCTTTAGGTGTTGGTTCTGTGGGAGTCGCTGCACAACAATATTTAAAATCTAAAATGAAAAAAGATAAAAAAATGGGTGGTGGCATGATTAAAAGAGTTTCAGGAGGCCCTGCAGAAAAATCTGAAACTAATAAAATGTTTATGAAGTATGGAAAAAAAGTACCTAAAAAAATGGGTGGTGGCATGATGCAAAAACCTATGGGTTACAAATCAGGCACCATGATCAAAGCAAGAGGTTGCAAACTAGGTAGAACGAAACCTACTAAAATCACATAGGAGGGACAATGTCCCTGAAGGCAATACTTAGAGCGGGGAAGGAATTACTCAAGGCTAAGAAGCCTTCAGCAACACCGGCCACCGGAGAACAGACAAGACAAATAACTTACACACCTAAACCTTCTCAATCACAAGCGAAAGAGTTAGTTGAGCAAGAATTAAAAAACCCACCAGTAGTTTTAAAAAAAACAAAACCCCTGCAGATGGGTGATGACATGGCACCTGCTTTTGGTTCATCAACGTATGACTGGGCTATGAGAATGGGTAGATCTAAGTACACGGCAGATGAGTGGCTAGATCATTTAACATCAACTAGAAAAGTAAACTTTAAAATATTCGGAAAGCCTGCACAGAAAACTGTTCGTGAACAAAAAAGATTTAAATACGATTCGGGACCCTTTGCCGGTAAAGAAGTTAGTGTATCCAAAGAAGAATTATTTGATTCTAATTTAGCAGTATTCAATGAAGCAGGAGACCTAACAGGTGGCCTGTTATATGCAGCAAAGAAATTTGGTTTGAAGTTAGATGCTAATGAAATAGGAGCAATGTTAAAATTAAATCCTATCAATAGACTAAAACCAATAGAACTTGGTGTAAACAAAGGTGCACAGGAAGCCTTTGATGTAGCAGCAAAGAATGCAAGAAATACGGTAAGAGATTTACAAGTTAAATACAAAGACAACGATGCCATAAAATATGAATTAGATAATTTACAATATTATTTAAAAGCTGATGAAGGTGTTCCAAGTAGATCAGCATTAAGAGATTTGAATGATACATTAAAAAATTTAACAAACTCTGGATTAGTATCTGTAGATGAAAAAAAAGCATTAAACAAAGTTATTGGTGAAATAAATAATAAAGTTGGACCAATGCAGGCTACAAAGACAAGATATGGTGGTGAGACTAATTACACATTACAAGGCGGTAAAGATTACCGAGAAACTATATTTACTTTACCAGAAGATATTCCAACTAATGCATCACTTCGGAATAAAGGTGGACACTTTGGTGATGAGATTGGTGATACAAATAATATTTATCATATTAGATACGATACAAGGTTCACACCTGATGGGAAAAAAGTATTTATGATTAATGAAATACAATCTGATGTAAATCAAAGTATTGCAAAAACTATGACTAAAGCCCAACAACTAGCAGGCGAAAAAAGATTAAATCCTTTTAATGCTGATCTAGAATTAAATTTACTTGTTAGCCAACGTGGTAAGATGCTTAAAGATATGGATGATGCACTTGTTAACAATGAGTTTGGTAGAGTAAATGCAATCGGTGCATCAATGAAAGATATAAATACAAAATTAAGAAGATTAACTACTAGACGAAATACTTACGGTGATGATAAAAAAGATTACTTTCCAATGGTAGAATCAGATTCATATGGAGATCATGCAATTAAATATTTGATGCAGAAAGCAGCACGTGAGAATGTTGATTACGTAGCCGTTGCCCCGTTTGACAAAGTAAGTTTCAGACAAGGTTACAAAGCGGGTAACGAAAGATTTTACGGTTACGCAAATGGTAAAGGTATTGGTAAAAAAGGTAAAGCAGTTATTCCAGATGTAATGTCTAAGAATGCAAGGTTCTATGGATCAAAAGCAGGACCTACAAAAATATCTTTATCCGATCCAACAAAACCATATAAGTCTGTAAGTAGCGATACTTTTAAATATCCAAAAGATCATCCATTAAAAGGAAAAGAAATTAAAAGCACATACCACAGTAGTTCTGGTATGAATCCTGAAAAGGGAACTAAGAATATTCCAGAAGGAGATCCACGCTTGTATTTTGATGCATATGCTATTAAAGTGGTTCCACTAATGAGAAATACACAAAAAACTTACAAGTCCAAAGGTGGACTTGTAGTGGATATGTTTAAACCAATAAGGTACAATTAATCATGGCAGTAGAAAAAGTAACAGAGGAATTAGCAGAAGAAGTAGTTGAGCAACCAGAAGGTCTTCCTGTAGAGGTAGAAGTTGAGGGTGAAGAAGAGGTAATCGAAGAAAAACCTCAAGACGATTTTAATGCAAATTTAGCAGAAAGCATGGACGAGCGAGAGCTTAAGGACATGGCCATGGAGCTTATTGAAGAATACAAAAAAGATAAGACATCCCGAAAAGAATGGGAAGATGCTTACATCAAAGGTTTAGATTTATTAGGAACTAAGTACCAAGAAGTGACAAAACCATTTAAAGGAGCTTCCGGTGTCACGCATCCGTTGTTAGCTGAGTCTGTTACACAATTCCAGGCACAAGCATACAAAGAACTTGTACCATCTGATGGGCCAGTTAGAACACAGGTCGTAGGTTTACAAACACCGGCTACCGAACAACAAGCAGATAGAGTTAAAGATTACATGAATTACCTGCTGATGGAGGAGATGGAAGATTACACAACTGACATGGATCAGATGTTATTTTACCTACCGCTATCTGGATCTACATTTAAGAAAATTTACTACGATGCAATGTTAGATAGACCTGTATCTAAATTTATTCCTGCAGAAGATTTAGTGGTTCCATACTATGCATCTGATTTAAAAGATTGTGAGAGAATAACTCATGTAATTAAGATGACACAGAATGATGTCACAAAGAAAATGGCTGCAGGATTTTATAGAGATATAGAATTAATTGATAGTAGCTCAGAACCAGATTCAGTACAGAAAAAATTAAATGAACTAGAAGGTGTAAAAGGTACTGGTTCAGACTATTTAAATACAATTCTTGAAATGCACGTAGATTTAAATTTAGATGACTACGAGGATTTTGATGACAAAGCTAAAAAAATTAAAATTCCATACATTGTAACTATTGATGAAGGTAGTGGAGAGATTTTATCTATTTATAGAAACTACAAACCAGGTGATATGAGTTACGCAAGAACTGAATACTTTGTACATTACAAATTTTTACCAGGATTAGGTTTCTATGGCTTTGGTTTAACGCATATGATCGGTGGTTTATCGCAAGCTGCAACTCAATCATTAAGACAATTGATTGATGCAGGTACTTTAAAAAATCTACCAGCAGGATTTAAGTCTAGAGGTATTAGAGTTAGAGATGATGATCAGCCAATTCAACCGGGAGAGTTTAGAGATGTAGATGCGCCTGGCGGAAATATAAGAGATCAGTTTTTTAACTTACCTTTTACAGAGCCATCACCTACTTTATACAACTTAATGGGCTTTGTGGTACAAGCAGGACAAAAATTTGCAGCAATAACAGATTCAAATATTGGTAATGATGCTCAAAACAGAGCAGTTGGAACTACAATGGCGCTGATGGAAAGAGGATCACGTGTAATGAGTGGTGTTCACAAGCGTTGCTACTACGCAATGAGACTAGAATTTAAAATTTTAGCAAGAATTTGTGGTGAATATTTACCACCAGAGTATCCTTACGATGTTTACGGTGGCCCAAGACAGATAAAACAGGCAGATTTTGATAACAGAGTAGATATTTTACCTGTTGCAGACCCAAATATTATGTCTATGTCACAAAGAGTGACGTTAGCACAGGCACAATTGCAAATTGCACAGTCAAATCCACAGATGCACAACTTACATGAAGCGTATAGACGTGTTTACGAAGCACTTGGAACAAAAACTATAGATCAAATTCTAAAACCACCACCAAAACAACCTGAACCTTTAGACCCTGCAAAAGAAAATGCACGTGCACTACAAATGAAGTTGTTAACAGCGTTTGAATTCCAAGATCACGATGCACATATTGCTGCTCACATGGCATTTATGGCATCTAGAATGGTACAAATTAACCCTCAGGTGTATGCATTATTACAATCACACATTTCTGATCACGTTTCATTCAAAGCTAAAGCACAAGTTAAGGAAATAATGATGCAAAACCCCCAAATGGTACAACTTGCTCAACAAGATCCTCAACAATTTGAAATTATGTTTGAAGCAGAGGTTGCAAAAGTTGCTGCACAGATAACACAAGAGTTAGTGAAGACTGAAAATGCTTCACAGAACAAAGAAGACCCATTAATTAAAATTAAACAACAAGAAATTGATTTAAGAGCTATGGATCTGCAAAGAAAAGCAGATGAAACTAGATTTAGAGCAGAACAAGAGAACCAAAGAGCTGCTCAAAGACTTGAATTTGATTACGATAGACTTGCAACACAAGATGCGCAGTCAGATGAACGTTTAGAAATAGCGAGAGAGAAACTTGACGCAACGAAAAAATAATTCATTAAGTGGAGGAGTTAAATCTGGGCCACCGCCTAAGAGAGGACCAAATCCACAAGGAATAAAAGTTCAAGATGGCAAAAAACTCTTACGAAAATCTTTCAGAAAAAAATAAAATACTTTTCCTAGCTGGTCTTTTTGATGGTGAAGGAAGTTTTGGTATTTGGGGTAAGGGTAATGGAAGAAAATCATTTCAATGCGGTATTGAGATGTGTGATAAAGATATTTTAGATAGATTTTCTGATTTTTTTGGCGGTAATGTAATGAAAGTGCGAATAAGAAAGCCAAATTGGACACAAACCTGGAGATGGAGACTATCTGGTACAAGGGCTTACGAATGTATAGATATTTTGATAGAATACATGTGTTTAAGAAGACAGGAGAAATACTACAATGTGGTTAAGCGCGATAAAATTAGCCGTCTCTGCTGGAAGTAAAATATACGCTAACAAGCAGAAGACAAAAATGGCTATGTCAGAAGCACAGCTTATGCATGCAACTAAGATGGCTCAAGGTGAGGAAGCTTACCAAGGCAAATTATTAGAGGCAAGGCAATCGGACTGGAAGGACGAGGCGGTTTTGATAATTTTAAGTTTGCCCGTGTTGGTGCTTGCTTGGGCAGTGATATCGGATGATCCAACTGCGATGGATAAAGTAAAATTATTCTTCGATATGTTCTCTCAACTCCCGTCATGGTTCACAAATTTGTGGATCCTTGTTGTGGCATCGATATATGGTATTAAGGGAACTCAAATCTTCAGAAACGGTGCAGGTAAGAAATGAAATATTTAGTAACAATCATTTATCACTGGTCAACTAAATTAACTTCATGGTCTTGGACTAAATTATACGGAAACAGAACAACAGGATTAGGTTATAAAAAATGAATCTAGAAAGAGATTTAAAAGAACTAAGAAAACAGAAACAGATGAAAGATTCTGCTATCGCTCAGTTACGTAAGAGAAGTAAAGATTCAGTGGCTAGACCTAAAGCAGAAAAAAATATATTATCAACAGACCCAAGGATGCAACAGATATGACAAAACTATGTGCTAGAGGCAAATCAGCTGCTAAAAGAAAATTTAAAGTTTACCCGTCTGCGTACGCGAATGCATACGCTAGTAAAATTTGTGCGGGTAAAATAAAAGATCCATCAGGAACTAAGAAAAAAGATTGGGGACCTAAAAAAGCTAAAGTTGGAAAACTTATGACAGCAGGATCACAATCAGCAATCGGGAGACTTGAAAAGTCTGGTTTAAAAATGCGTGGTGGTGGAATAGCAATCAAAGGAACAGATTTCAAAGGCGTATTCTAATGAATAAAAAAGGTTCTTGTTGGGAAGGATACGTTCAAAAAGGAATGAAAAAAAAAGGGAACCGTATGGTTCCTAATTGTGTGCCTGCTATGAGAACAGGTGGACTAACAAAATGGTTTAATGAAAAATGGGTAGATATTGGAGCAAAGAAAAAAGGTGGCAAATATCAAGAGTGTGGAAGAAAATCTGCCAGTGGTTCAAAGCGGAAGTATCCGAAGTGCGTACCACTTGCAAAAGCCACAGCGATGACAAAGTCGCAAAAGGCCTCTGCTGTTGCCAGAAAAAGAGCAGCAAGTAATGCAGGGCCAAAACCAACTAACGTAAGGACATAAAATGTGGATATGGAAATGGATAAAAAAATGGTTTACTCCTAAACAGGAAGTAAAACCAGAACCTAAAAAACCTGCGATAGACTTAACAGGTCTTACTAAAGGTGATATAAAGAAATTAATCAAACAAGGAAAATTATAATGGCTGATATAAATAAATACAAAGCTCGTGAAAAAATGTTGCGAGATCCTGAAAGAAGAAAAGATTACATTAAAGAATTAAAACGTAGTAGATCAGCTTCAAAAAGAAGAAAAATGCCAGCCAATGACCCAACAAAATTACCTGCTGGTTTAAAAAAAGATACAACAACAAGTGCGTATGGAGATGCAGGTAGAGGTAGACCAGTTCCTGAGTTTAATCAAGGTGGTATTTGTAGAGGTGCAGGTGCTGCAATAAAAGGCACTAATTTTAAAGGCGTTTTTTAGTTTACAAAAATCCTAGATAATATATAGATTCGTTATGAGTCTAAGAGCAACATTGCTACAAGCACTAGAAGATAGATATAATGCTCAAATATCTGAAGCTGATGCAACAATTCAAATATATCTAGAAAAACCTGTAGCGATTGGTGAGCACCCACAACATTTAGAAGAGATAGATAAGCTGATTACAAAAATAGCTGAAGCAGAAGAAAAAATTGCTGTACTTCAACAATTTAAATTATGATTGAAGGTGATGGTAAAGAGTATGAGTTATTAATTGAAGCTTGTAAATCTCTTACAGCTGATAATTTATTTACAGCGGAAATTGGTGTTAGACGAGGATTAGGGTCAAAACTAATTTTAATGAACTTAAAACATAAAAACCATTGGCATATAGGTATAGACCCTTATGGTAATTTATCTTACTCACATTTCGATAAAAAAAAACCTATTACTTGCGACTACACCAACAGCATGAAATTACAACTAATTAAAGATTTAGATTATGAAAATTTCACTTTGTTCCAAATGGAGGATGATGAATTTATAAAAAGATTTTCAGATGGTGTTCCTATTTACAGGGATAAAAAAGAAATTATTAATACATATGATTTAGTTCATTTTGACGGACCCCATAAAACAAAAGACGTAATTAAAGAAGCTATATTTTTTGGAGAAAGATCAAAAGTAGGTTCTATTTTTGTTTTTGATGATTATCCTTATTATGATATAGATGCAGTTTTAAAAATTATAGTAAATGAATTTAGTTTTGATTTATTAAAACAAGGAAAAAGCAAACTTTCACTAATTAAAAAATAATGGACATAGATACAATATCACTCGTACAACATAAAGTTAAGAAAGCTCTAGCTAGACTCAAGTCACACGCTATATATGGTGTTGACACCATGGAGAAACTACAATATGTTAGGGGTCAAATCAGATCTCTTGAAGATCTGCAACAGGATCTAAAAGACCTGCTGACAACAACGGAGTATGAAGATGATAGAGTCCACGGAGACACCGAAACGGACTGAAGCTCTTCTAGATGCCTACAAGGCAAAAGAAGAAATAGAAACAGTCCTTGATCCAAAAGCGATCGACAAATCAACATTAGATAAACTACCAAACCCAACTGGATATAGACTTTTAGTTTTGCCTTTTGCAGGACCTAAGAAAACTAAGGGTGGTCTTTGGTTATCTGATGCAACACAAGAAACAATACAGATGACTACAGTTTGTGGTCTGGTATTAAAAATGGGAGATCTTTGTTATCACGATAAAGATAAATTTCCTAAAGGGCCTTGGTGCAAACTAAATGAATGGATAATTTTTAGTAGGTACGCAGGTTCAAGATTCAAAATAGACGGAGGAGAAGTAAGAGTTTTAAATGATGATGAAGTCATTTCAACTATAAGCGACCCCAACGATATTTTGCACCATTACTAGGAGGACTAAATGGCAGACATACAAGAAAAAAATCCATCAGTAGAATTAGATACAGATGGTGTTAACGATCAAACAATAGAAGTAGAAACTCCAACAGAGTCAACAACTGAATTTGAAAAAAAAGAAGATGTTGATTTAGGTTACACGGATGTTTCTGGTGGTAAAACTGCAAAAGAACTTTTACAAGAAGCAAAACAAACTGAAGCAGAAGAACCAAAAGCAGAACCAAAATTTGAACAAACTGAAGAAAAAGAAGAAGATTCAGGCCTTCAAGACTATTCTGAAAAAGTTCAAAAAAGAATAAAAAAATTAACCTTTCAAGCTAAAGAAGCTGAACGTAGAGAAAGAGCGGCAGTGGAGTATGCAAAAGGTTTAAAAAGTAAGTATGAAAGTGCTGAGAAAAAATTCGAAGAAACTGATACTAACTACCTTAAAGAATATAATGCTAGAATTGATTCAGAAAGAGATAAAGCAAAAGCTGAATTAAAAGTAGCTTTAGATTCTCAAGATGCAGATCAAATTATGGAGGCTCAAGATAAGCTTACAAAATTAGCTGTAGAAAAAGAAAAAGTTTCGATAACTCTTGGAGAAAAAGAGTCTAGAAAAAAAGAAATAGAATCACAACCTGTTGAAGAACAAACTCAGGCACCACAACCGCAAATAAGTACGAAAGCTCAAGAATGGGCTACTGAAAATGAGTGGTTTGGATCTGACAGAGTATTAACTTCTGCAGCGATGGGAATACATGAAGACCTGTTGCAGGAGGGAATTGACGCGGAGAGTGATGACTATTATAATCAAATCAACAAACGTATGAAGGAGTATTTCCCTCAGAAATTTGCCGAATCTTCTACTGAAGAAACAACAAAAGCTGCACCCGTCCAAAACGTAGCTTCTGTTAGCAGAAGATCAGGTGGACGCAAGTCTGTGAAACTCACCAAATCACAGGTAGTTATCGCTAAGAAATTAGGGGTGCCGCTAGAGGAATACGCAAAATACGTGAAGGAAGGAGCCTAATATGGAAACTATTAAAAAAACTTCACGCGAGTCTGAATCTAGAACTAAACTTTCTAGAAAGAAAGATTGGACTCCACCATCCAGTTTGGATGCGCCAGCGCCACCGCAGGGATATTCACATAGATGGATAAGAACCTCTGCAAACGGTTTTGAAGATCCAGGTAATGTATCTAAGAAACTAAGAGAAGGGTGGGAATTTGTGAAAGCCGAAACACTTTTAAGTGAAATAGGTGAACATGATTATCCCGTCATTCATGAAGGCAAACACGCTGGTTTAGTCGGAATTGGTGGCCTTGTGTTGGCAAGGATACCGGAGGAGATATTGAAAAGTCGTGCTGAGTATTTTAGAAAAATAACTCAAGACAGAACAGACGCGGTTGATCGAGATCTTATGAAGGAGCAACACCCGGACATGCCTATCAATATTGATAGACAGTCTAGAGTTACCTTTGGTGGTAGTCGTAAAAAATAATTTTTTTGCATTACCTACTATAGATAGCTTGGATTAAATAAACTAACTAAGTTAAGGAGAACTGACAAATGTCAAATCAACTGGAAAAGTTTGGTCTAAGACCTTACAGAAAACTAGATGGTACACCATTAGCAGGAGCCCAAAACAGATACACAATTGCAGCAGGTTATGCGACTGCGATATTCCAAGGTGACTTGGTACAGCCTACAGGTGCAGGTAATATCGAAAGACATACTGGCAATACTAGTGACGCTGTTGTGGGTGTTTTTAACGGAGTTTTTTACAACGATCCAACTACTCAAAAGCCAACGTACAAAAATTACTACCCTGGCTCAATCACACCAACTCAAGGCGATATTACTGCCTTTGTTGTTGATGACCCAGATGCAGTATTTTTAATGGACGCAGACGAGGCTTTTACTAGAGCGGACTTGTTCAAAAACTACTCTGTTACTACTGCAGGTGGAGTAACACAAACAGGAATATCAAGCGTGCAATTAGATGTTAGCGCCTCAGGTGTAGCAGCTACTTTCGCAGTACAAGCAATTGATATATCACAGGATCCGGATAATTCGGATACAGCTACATCAAATGCTAATGTTCTTGTTAGAATCAACAATCACTTCTATAGAAGTGGCACAGGTATAGCGTAATAAAGGAGAATAACTATGGCAATATCACGATCACAGCTAGTTAAAGAACTAGAGCCAGGTTTGAATGCTTTATTCGGCCTGGAATATAGTAGATACGAAAATCAGCATGCTGAAATTTTCGCTACTGAAACATCTGACAGAGCTTTTGAAGAAGAAGTAATGTTAAGCGGTTTCGCTTCTGCACCAACTAAACAAGAAGGTGCTGGAGTAGTGTTCGATCAAGCAGGTGAAACTTTCACAGCTAGATACAACCACGAAACTATCGCTTTAGCATTTGCTATTACTGAAGAAGCGATCGAAGACAACCTATACGATAGACTTGCGGGCAGATACACAAGAGCTCTTGCAAGATCTATGGCAAACACGAAGCAAGTTAAAGCTGCGAACATTCTAAACAATGCGCAAGTTACAACTGCTGTTGGTGGCGATGGTGAATCCCTAATCGGAAACGCTCACCCACTTGCAACAGGCGGAACTTTCTCAAACGTTTTAGCAACTGCTGCAGACCTTAACGAAACTTCACTCGAGCAGTCATTAATTGACATTGCTGGATTTGTCGATGAAAGAGGCTTAAAAATTGCTTCTTCTGGTAGAAAAATGATAATTCCAAAAGAATTACAATTTACTGCTGAAAGAATCATGAAGTCGCCAATGAGAGTTGGAACTGCCGACAATGACATCAATGCAATTAATAACATGGGAATGGTTCCTGAAGGTTACAGAGTTAATAACTTTTTAACTGACACAGACTCATTCTTCTTGTTAACTGATGTGCCTAACGGATTAAAATATTTCGTTAGATCACCTATCAAAACTGCAATGGAAGGTGACTTCGATACAGGTAATATGAGATTTAAAGCTAGAGAAAGATACAGCTTTGGTTGGTCAGACCCAAGATGTATATTTGGTAACGGAAACTTACCGACTAGTTAATAGTCAATATATTTAACCCTTAGGGTTACTTTAAAGGGGCGGTGTTCACATCGCCCCTTTTTTTATGTATAATGAAAAGACCTAGAAAAATAATTATTATGTAGACTGGCTAGGCAGACGGTATAGAGACTACATAACGAACGCTATACAAAGGAGAAAATTATGGCAACTACTACTTTTTCGGGACCGATTAAAGCGGGAACGATTTCGAACACTACAGGAACTACAGTTGGAACTAACATTGCTAATGTTGGCCAAGTTGTAATGTCTCAATCAGTAAAAATTGATATTATTGGTGCTTCACACTTAAATCAAGTTTGTGCAGTTGTACCTGCTAATTCACAAATTATTGATGTAATTTTAAATGTTACTACAGTAAACAATGATGGTGGTGCAGCAACTGCATCAGTTGGAACTGCAGCAGATGCAGATGCCTTTATAGCTACAGCTAATGTAAAAGCTCTTGCAACTACCCACGGTACTTTAGATACTGAAGCAACTAATGTTGGAACTACTGATCTACAAGTTTTAGCTGACTTTACTGGTGCTAATGGTGATGGTACTACTGGTGCAGCTACAGTTACTGTTCTATATATACAGAATAATTCTATACAAGACGCAGTAGACTTATAATAATTAAATAGTGGCTCCTTCGGGAGCCACAAACTAAGGAGAAAATTATGTCAGGCGGAGGAAGTTTTAGTTCAGACCAAAAAGTACTTAATATGACTACGGTTGGTGCGAATACATTAGCAAAGACTGGAAGAATGAGAATTACTTCTATTCAAGGTGAAGGTATTGCAAGTTCAACAATTATTTTTTACGATTCAGCTGATGCATCATCACCTGGAACTGCAGTTGCTACATACAATTTCAATACAGAAGGTTTAGAAGTTTATGTACCAGGTTCCGGTATTCTTTTTAAAGAAGGACTTGTTTATAATCTTGCAGGTGCTGGTGGAAGCATAACTATTACATATACAGGCTAAATGAGTAAATTTAGATTAACATACGCAGGCGGTAAATACGCAGGTAAGAAAATAGTTGATCTTGTCAAAAGCTTAAAAAAAAATAAAGCTACCAAAAAAAGAAATGAACGTTTTGAAAAAGCTCATGGTTATAAACCTAACAAAAGCACAGCTAAACCATTTCAGAATGTTTCTAGTAGCGGTAGTAGTAGTAAATCAGCTATTATCCCAGCTAAATCACAATCACAAAGAGGAAGTTCTTTTAAAGTACATAAAGTAAGAGGTAAAGGTGCTAATTCATTAAGAGGAATGGGCTCAGGTAGAGATATTGGTTCTTCAGGTTCTGCAGAATCTTGGAGAAGGGATATGGAAAGATTAACCAATATGCCTTCTTTTAACGAAGTTACAAGATCAATATTTAGAAAAAAAAGAAAAGCTCTTGGTGGTGTTGCTAGTTTTAAAAAAGGTGGAGACAACATGCCTGCTAGAAATAAAAAGAATTTCAGATCTACTAAAAGTGGTGCAGGTATGACTGCTGCAGGTGTTGCAGCCTACAGAAGAAAAAACCCTGGAAGTAAATTATCAACTGCTGTTACAGAAGATAATCCAGGTAAAAAAAGAGCAGCACGTAGAAAATCTTATTGTGCAAGATCAGCAGGACAAATGAAGAAGTTTCCCAAAGCTGCAAAAGATCCAAATTCAAGATTAAGACAAGCTAGAAGAAGATGGAAATGTTAATTAATTTTTTTAAAAAACTTTTTGGATATGATTCGTTAGAAAAAAGAATAAGAATGTTAGAAAGAAAAAATTATTGGAGAGAAAAATATAATCATGGCTTATCTAAATACAAACATTCCTCCAATATACTGTAAAATAAGAAAGGAATATCTTTATGATCTTAAAGAACATCAAGGAGAGTAT